ATATTGATGGCAATGACAACACAGTTACTTATGATGGTGACGGTTATGCGGGTGGCTACTTTTACCTAGATCATACTGGTAGCACAAGAACATTTAATATAGATCAGGAATCTACGTCAGATAATGATTGGCTTAAAATTACATCTGTTGGCTCTAACGGGACTGTTTGCGTTACTCAATCAGACGCAACTACTTCATTCGTCTGTTGATATAGGTTCTATATCTGAACTTAAAGGCAACGCACAAGTTCTAAGAGATAAACCTTATGGTGCTGAACTAGAGTTTAACATTAAACAAATGGATGATGTTCGCACAGAAGCGGGCAGAGTTGCTATTACTTTTGAAGATAGCTCTACAGTTAAATTAACTGAACATTCTAAGTTAATTATAGACGAATACATTTATGATCCTAATCCGTCTAAATCTAAAATGGCATTGAAGTTTGCTAGTGGTACTGCAAGATTTATTACAGGTAAATTTAATAATAAAAGCAACATATCTATAAAAACACCTACTGCTGATATAGCTATTAGGGGTACAGACTTTACTTGCACAGTAGATGAATTAGGAAGAAGTTTAGTTATATTATTGCCTGATGAAAATGGTATATCTAGTGGAGAAATAATTGTTGCTACAGCTATGGGTAGTGTCACATTGAATAAACCTTATCAAGCAACTACGGTTTCTGTTTATGAAAACAATCCTACTAAACCTGTTACGTTAGATATATCACTAGATTTAATAGACAATATGTTGATTGTTAATCCTCCACAAGAAACAGAACAATCTATAGAAGAAACAAAAACACAATCATCTGTAGATTATTTAGAGTTTGATGATCTTGATGTTGATTATTTAGCAGAAGATTTTTTAGATGCTGAAGCTGATTTAGAGTTTACCGAACTAGATATTAATTATTTAGATGTTAATTTTCTTGAAGATTTACTTAACGTAATTGATGCTTTAGCTATAGAAAAAGAAGAGGATCAATTAAAACAAGGTGGTGTTGGTGTACGTATAGTTGGAACTGAAATAGGACAAGACAAAGATACACAAATTACAACTTTAGTTACAGGACAAAATATAACTTTAACTAGAACGGTTAATCAAAGTGCTAAATTAAATTTAGATAGTTCAAATAGTTATACTGTTATATTAATACAAGATGGTGTTGCTAATACTGTTAAAGTTAATGGCGGTTCTTCTACAACAATAACAATAACTCAAGGATCGTGAATAAGTATATATACATAAGTTTGTTATTAATTTTATGTTTTATACCTATTAGTAACTTTAAATTTTATGAAATTATTAAATTAAAAACTTTTGATGCTTTTATAAAACAACAAGAATCTTCAGGGTATTTTTCTGTACTTAATATTACAGAAGATGATATAACTAAAGAAGGCGGCTATCCTCTAAGTAGACAAAGGCTCGCTGAAATACAAATAGAGTTATTAGAAAGAGGAGCAATAGGAGTCGGTTGGGTAGTTGCCTTTCCTCAAACAGACCGATTTGGTGGAGATAAAGATTTTGGACAAGCTTTATCTTATGCTCCTAGCATTTTAGCAATGTTTGAAAATAACAATGGAAGTTATCCATCTACTGTAGGCACAGTAATTTTAGGTGAAGATGTAGGTGGTATATCAGCAAAAGGAGTTATACAAAATATAGATATACTCAAAGAAAATGCAAATCAAGGCATAGCTGTAGCTAGAACAGACGTTGATAATTTAATAAGAAGACTACCTTTATTATTAAAAACACCGGATGGATGGGTACCGGCTTATGGAACAGAAGTATTAAAAATATTAACCGGTGCAGATACTTATGTCATTAAAACAAATACTAATGGCATAGAGGAAATAAGAGTAAAAGGATTACCTCCCGTTAAAACAGATAGCTTAGGAAGAAAATGGATTTCTTGGGTTGTTCCACGTGAAACGTCTTTAAAAGACATGGATGTAAAAGGAAGGTTTGTTTTTGTAGGATTTACAGCTAAAGGCATAATGCCTCAATTAGCCACTCCTGTAGGTCTACTAGAACCACATAAAATACAAGCAGCTTTAGCTGAATCTATTTTAATTGAAGACAGTCCTTATATACCTGATTACGCATTGTTTGTAGAACTATTAATTACATTTATATCAATATGTTTAGTTATAAGTTTAATTAATATATTTGGAATAACTTTAGGAATATCTACAACAGGTATTGTTTTTATGGGAACAGCCATAGGCGGTTATTATTTAATACAACAAGGCATTTTAATAGATGTTGTATGGTCTTTAATATCTCAGTTTATAAGTGCGTCTACAGCGTTTTACTTGCGATTTAAAGAGCAATATAAATTACGTCAACAAATTAAAGGTCAATTTGGTAAATATCTTGATCCTAGAATGGTTAAAAAACTACAGGATAATCCAGAACTTTGTCAGGTAAATGGCAAAAGAGTTGATTGTTCTATTATATTTACAGACCTTAGAGGTTTTACTAGTTTATCTGAGTCTGTAGAACCTGAAATGGTGACATATATTATGAACTCTGTCTTAGATGTTCAGGTTCAAGCAGCTAATAAATACTTTGGTTGTACTGATAAATTTATAGGTGATGCCGGTATGTTTCATTGGAATACAATTTTACCGCAAGATGATCATCATAATTTAGCGTTAAATGCAGCTAAAGAAATAGAAAAAAATATAGATTTATTAAATATAAAATTTGCAGAAGAAGGCATACCCCAAGTAGCCATAGGTATAGGTGTTAATAGTGGTATATGTATTGCTGGAAATTTTGGGGCTACAGATAGATTTGCATTCAGTTTAATTGGTGATCCCTGTAATGTTGCTGCTAGATTAGAGTCAAGTACAAAGGTTGCAGGTGTTGGAGTTTTAATAGGTGAGGAAACTGCTAAATACAGTAAGTTTGCTTTAAAATCACTAGAGCCTATAGAGGTAAAAGGTAAAGCAAAACCCTTACAAGTTTATACATGGGAGTAGAAATGAAAGATTTATTAAAAAGTGTTGTAGGTGCTGTAGCACCAACATTAGGAACTGCTTTAGGCGGTCCTATGGGTGGTATGGCTGCCAACATGATTTCAGAAGTTTTAGGTTGTAAGAATGAACCTAAAGCTATAGAAAAAGCTATACAGTCTGCAACACCAGAACAAATGCTTGAATTAAAAAAAGCTGAACAATCATTTGAATTACAAATGAAAGAGTTAGAAGTAGATGTATTCAAATTAGAAACTGCTGATAAACAAGATGCTAGAGGTAAGTTTGGAAAGGATTGGACTGCTAGATTAATGGGTATAGCTACGGTAGGTGGATTTTTAGCATATATATTTTTAGTGACCATCCAGCCCCCCGAACAGAACTCAGAGGCTCTAATTAATTTGGTTCTCGGATATCTAGGTGGTTTAGCGAGTGCTGTTATAAGTTTTTATTTTGGTGCCTCACAAAAACAAGATTAGCCGACCCCTATTAATTTAGAACAAGTCTGCTCCTGTTCTTTTTTGATAGGGGAAGGTTTTAAAATTATGGGATTTTAATTACAAACAATTAAACGAGGAAGAAAATTGAAGATTTTTTTAACTAAATTTACGCATAATGGTAAAGATTATTCTGGACCAAACATACACGCTCAGTCTATGTTTGATGCAGAAGTAATAGCTGAAGATCAAGGTTTAAAGGTTGAGGGAGAACTAACAGACTTGATTGATTTAGATTTAGATTCCGAACTAAGTGTGTTGCACTAAAATTATGGATAGAGATAAATTAGTAAAAGAAATAATACAAGATGAAGGGTTTATCTATGAGATATACCACGATCATTTAGGTTATCCTACATTCGGAGTGGGTCATTTAGTTATCCCAAAAGATAAAGAATATGGTCAGCCTGTAGGAACTCCTGTTTCTGAAGAAAGAATTTTAGAGTGTTTAAATTCAGACATAGATGTAGTGTGTTTAGAGTTAGATAAAAATATATCTTGGTGGCGAAATTTAGATGATAATAAACAAAGAGTTATGGCAAATATGGCATTTAATTTAGGCTTACCTAGACTTAGTAAATTTAAAAAATTTTTAAAGGCTATGCAAAATGCAGATTTTAAAACTGCTGCTATTGAGATGATGGATAGCAAATGGGCTACACAAGTAGGCAATAGGGCTAAACGATTAAGAGATAGAGTTTTAGAAGAATAATGTTAAAAAAATATGATTTTAGACCCGGCATAGTTAGAGAAGGAACTTCTTATTCAGAAGAAGGTGGATTTTTTAATGCTGACAAAGTTAGATTTAGAAGTGGCAGACCAGAAAAAATAGGTGGTTGGGAAAAAAATACATTAAATAGTTTTGAAGGAACTTGCAGAAGCTTACATTCTTATAGAGATCAAGGACAAACTGATTACATAGGAGTAGGTACACATTTAAAATACTATGTAAAACAAGGAGATGATTTTAATAACATAACTCCTATTAGAAAAAC